CGCGTAGACTGTAGAGTTGACGCAATTCCACAATCTGCGTGTTTAGGCCCGCCGCCTTCTTCGCTGTTCGTGCAGCGGCGTTTACGCCCTTACCGCCAGCAACAATTAGGAACCCGGCGTCATAAATGCCAGAAACAATGGTCCCAAATGGCGAGTTGTCCCAGGCCCGTTCGTACTGCTCGCGACTTACCCCACCAGTCGTGGGATAGGGATTTGTGATTGCGCGATACAGATCTGCCTGCTCAGTTGGTGCATCCAGAGCAACCTCTTGTGGCGAACTCTGTGCTAGGCGATTCTGCACAAGTGCACGTGCGGGTGAGATGTACTCACTGGCATTCCACATGCTGACAAAGTCTTGCCACTGTATGCCGTCTCTATAGAGTGGGTTGACATTGTACCTAGATGTTGCGCCTGCTTGCAGGGCTGTAGATGTTGGCCTAGCAATTGCGTAGGACTCAACGGCATCAAGGAAGGTCAGCCCCGCACCGACCACCTGAGCCCCCGCGCGTGCGGGTGCGGTGAGCAGACCACCCGCCGTAGAGTCAAGAGCTGTTGACACGGGGGTGTTTTCAAACGGCCACAGCCAATCCGCGACGGCAGGAATGCCGCCGCTCACCTCACCCGTAGATTGATCGGGCGTTCCAAACAGAAAGTCCTCTAGGAAGTTACCCACCAAGGATCCTGTCGCCATAAGTGTCGCGGGTTCGCTGTGCAGTCAATGCGTCCAGGAACTGGTCGCGGTCAACAATTGATTCCCACGGAACCTGCGCCAGTCCCCACGCGACATCTGCATTCTGGAAACCGACCGCGTCAGCAGCAGCCGCGAAGTTGTCCCACACTGTTCCGGCTTTCCATACGCGCTTCTTCACACTGACCCCTGCAAATACTGAACGAGGGCTCGGAATCTGTCCGGCGTTCCTTCGTACGTGGCGACTTGACGCAGTACCGGCAAATAGCGGGTTACTACATCAAGGTTGCGATTGGGCTGGCTGGGCAGAGGGGCGCTCTCCGCGGGCCCAGGTCCGGGGCCGAACGGGGCGCCCGCAGTAATCGGCTCGTCGGGACTCTCCGTAGGAGCGAACAGGGGAGTAGGGCGCATGCCCTCCTCAACCACCTGACCACCGCTACGAGGCCGCCGCATGCGCGGCTGCTCGGGAGCCTTCGACATCGGGGCAGAGGTCTGAAGATCCATCATCTCCTGGCCCTCCCCGTACTCACCACCAGACATGTACCGGGCACCCTGACGACCATCCGTGCGACGCGACAAAGCACCCGGCCCTGAGACAGGGGCAGGATTGCTGGGGCGACGGTAACCACCCTGCTGTTCAGCCATCCTGCTCCTTCACCTCAAGCAACTTCGCAATGTCCGAAGCCGTCTCATCCACAAACTCTTCACGATCCTGGCGAACCCACTCATGCGCTGACTGGCCCAAAGCCAGGAAGGCAAGGTTCTGGAAGTGGTCTGCTGCGGCTTGCGCCATCTGCGATGCGAACACCATTGATGTGGCTACCGTGTCAGAGTTGAACCAGGGTGTGGCTTCAACAACGACGGCCTGCTCAACCTCAACACTCTGCTCGGTTTCGTAGTCCTCGTTTTCTTCCACACCCGGCTCCCTACCACTTCACTTTGTCGGCCCAATAGGCCGCACTCATCTTGCCCTTCGCAATGTTCTTCGCATGGCGTGCTTTAAACGACGCCTGACGTTTCGTGGGCTGCCTGTCATCCGTCACACCCTGCTGACCAAACCGGATCGTCTTGATCTGCGATCCCTCTTTAGCCACAACGACGTGCGACTTTGTGGGGTGGTTGGGTGTGCGCTTCGGCTTGTTGTAGCCAGAAACACCAGCACGGTCCAGGCGTGAATCCTTCTTACTTGCCACGCTTTGAGCCCTTAATGGGCAGAGGCTTAACCGGAGTCGGGGGCTTCTTGCCAACAGCAACCATCTTGCTGCCCTTACTCCCGCCAGGAAGTGGCTTGTAGGTCTTCTTGATGTTAGGCATCAGGACTTCGCCGCCTTTTTGTTAGTGACCTTGCCGTACTCAAAGATCTGCTCAACCTGTGACTCAGTGCGCTCGTGCTGGGCTGTGCTGTCGGGCAGCTTGCGACCGCCATAACCCTGACCTGTCTTTGTCTGGCAACCACAGAAATTTTGATTCCAGCACCGCCATTACGCCCAGATGGCGTTGCCTTCCGGGCAGCCGCTCGCTTTCCGGTGCTGCCTTTAGCGGACTGTGCCTTCATCGAGCGCCCTTACCGGAGCCACGAGTACCACCCGGCTGCTTCGCAGCAATGTGATCTGCCCACACGCCATGCGTCGGGCTGTACTGGTGAGGAAGCGCGTTCGTACCCGACACGGCCTTCTCCTGATGATTCACAGGCTGCACATACGCCGGGGCCTTACCGCCCTGGTTTGCGGGCTTCTTCGGTGCTGCTGCGGGAACCGCCATAACTACTCCTTATGCGATGGGAACTCGTCGTGATACAGAAGCGGAGAGATTCGGCTCACCGCGTGCTGACAAACCAGCCAGCAGGAAGTTCAGATCCGGCCTGCCGCCGGGAGGAAGACCCGCTTGGCCCGGTGCAACACCACGCACCCGACCCATCGCGTCAATGCCCTCAAGGGACTCAGGTCCACCACCCGACATGGGATCCTGCATGGGATCGCCAGGGACCGGGGAGGCGTCATCAACCATCGGATCAACCATGCCGGGTGGGGGCTCAGGGGGAGCGAACGCTTCAGCGATCACTTCCTCAATCGGCTTACCCTTCTGGCGTCCTTCGATGATGATCGCCAGGCGGGAAAGAATCTCGCCGGGATCCTGCCCGTTCTGCGCTAGCACAGGAATTGCCTGGGCATAGCCGGATACGGCCTGGCGCAACGCCTGGCGCATATCCTCAATGTCCAGCTTCTGCTCTTCCTCCGTCGCATTCAGCGAGAAAGGCAAGGAGCGGCGAAGCCAGTCCTGCGAGATGAGGCGATCCCCACGGGCCTGCAACCCAAACACCAAAGCGCGGTTAGGGTCCAGACCCGCCATGAGGCCATACTGGATATCCACCGAGTAATCGTTCTTGATGTCTTTCTCGGGGGAGTATGAAACCTCATACGGGGTGCCGTTATCGTTCCCGCGAACCGTCTTGCGGAACGCAGGCCAGCATCGCTCCTCCACCTCAAAGCAGAGGGCGACCAAATCTGTGTAGGCTTCCGCGAACATGGCGTGCGCGGTACGCACCTGTGTATCGAAACCGCTCATCAGGGCCTGCACACCGCGACCCGTCACGATGGACGCATCCAGGTTGCCGCCACGCACCTCGGGGTAACGTGAACCCTGACGCAGCTCCTGATCCAAAATGCCCTGCTCCTGGAACGCAGCAGCAGGAACCTCAAGCGGGATACGCCGAATCTTCTCCGGTGTCGTAGACCGCAGCACGGCGTCTGCACCCAGGGACAGTTCCTGCACATCCTGGGGCAGGGCGATAGGTGCCTGCACCGACTTCTGTGCAGCCTCCATCGCCAGCAGCGCGAAACGTGCCTTCGCCACCTGAACAGCAATCACATCATCGAACTGCCCACGCGGGTCATCATCCAAACCAGGACGACGCACCTCCACGGCAAGGCACTTGCCCACCGGGTTAGGTGTGCGGATCAGTTCAATGCCGCCCTCACCGGGCAGGAACAGAATGTCCACGTCCTTGTCGTGGTAGCGAACAACCTCAATCTTCGTTGACGCACCAGGAACCTGCGAGAGAATCACATTCTCCAGCACCGGGAACTTCGCGATCAGATCATCAATGTGATAGTTGATCGTCTGGAACAGCGCCTTCACACGGTCCCTACGGTCCCGCACCGTGTAGGTGCCCATAGAGTCCAGCCACTTGATGCGCGGCATGCGCTCGTCCCAGTCAATCTCCACGATGCCAGGAACAAAGCCGTACGTCACATAGCGGTCAGCAGCCGTGTACGCCTGCTTCTGCAACTGCGAATACTGCACATAGTAGGTGGCGATGCGGGTGCGCTTCTCAGCGAACATTCGCGCACGATCGGACACCATTGACGAGCTAGAGCAGTTGAACGACGGCAGGGGAGCGATAACCTCAGCAAGATCCCGCGCCGCAACATCGACCATGTTCGCCACAATGGGGCGAGTGAAGGGGCCATCCTCAGGGAACAGCTCGGGGAACACCATCCCCATCTGACCGCCACGGACCTGCTTTATGTCACGCATGCGCTGGTCACGATCATTGTTCTGCACACGCAGCCTGTTGTAGAGGTTGGCAACCTCAGCCGTTGTCGGCACCCATCCTCCTACAGAGTCACGAACATGCGGTCACGTTCCGCATCATTTAGGTTCACCGTCGCCCTACCCGCCTTATCGAAACGAGTCACGAACGGGTTATTCACATGGGACCGGGCGTAGTTACTCATCGCGGTCACGCGATCACGACATCCCAACTCGGCAAACCACAACGCCATCACGATGTCGGTCTTTTGTGTTTTCGGTGCGGCAGGATGCCAGATCAGCAACTGCTCTACCAGGGCCTTGCTGGATTCAGAGATCGCAGTCGAAGGCAACTCAATCAACTGCCGCTTATCTTCCCAACCAGCCCACAGCGTCGTCATCGACGCGACACCGAAATCCACATCATGCTTATTGGATCCGGTGAAATGCTCCCGCAGGATCGCACCAGCACCAGCCAGATACTCCCTGACCTCACGGTCTTGGGTGAGCATCGACTGGAAGGCGTTCTTCTCCACGCGCCATTCGGTAATGCCGTACTTAGTGGTCCACTCTCGGATCAAATCCCTGATCTGGTCCGGTGTCATCGCTGGCTTGTTCCAAATGTCCAGCACGTAACGTCTCTGCGTCGCTGGATCCAAGCCGATCACCACGGCTGCCGTATGTCCCGCCATTGCCGGGTCCAAGCCAGCTACACATATCAGCCCATCCATCCCGTCAGGGCGGCAGTTCACCATGCCGCGAGGCATCAACCCGGTCATGCGGTTGCCATTGATGGAAGCCCGTAGTGCCTCAGCGGAGAAGATGCCCTGATCGGCTACCTGCTGCTGCTGATACACCAAAGCCCAAGCCCTGGGGGACACCCGAGCCCTCTTCTTGGCTAGGCGTGGCCCGTCCCATTTCGGGAACAGTCCATCCTCCCCCGGCTCGGTGTCTTCACCCCTGGCCCCGGCCTCGGGCTGGTTGGACCTAGGCCACAGCGTGAACCAATCCTTCGGTTCCTCCGCGAACTCCAGCACCGCTGGCATCGCCAGGTACGTCCAGGGGCTGACCTCATCGGGATAGCGGGTGTTATCCCGCAGCTCCGAATACAGATCCTTGCTCGCCAGGCGGGTCCCCACCACCAGCAGGGCGCCCTGGCTAGAGATACGCGAGATCACCTCGGACTGAAGCCAATCAATCTGCTTCTCAAACTCGTGGGCGTTCGTCAGATCGACGCAGTCGTCCATGATGATCAGATCCGCACGGGCACCATAGATATGACCCCGAATACCCAGGGCCTGCACAGTCGGGTCCTTCTCACCAGAATCCCTGGCGTCGCCAGAGACGTAGATCATGTTCTGGTTCCAGGCCTCAGAGTTCTTATCGAACCCCCCGACCGGGGCGTAGTTCGCGATCATCTCGGCATACTTGGGATGCGTCAGGCGGGTCTTCACCGCGTACAGCATCTTCTTCGCCATGTCCTGGGTCTTTGACACCAGAATGATCCTGACGTTGGGATCCATGCAGATCCGGTAGGTGACGTAGTTGATCGTCACGCTCGTCGTCTTGGCATGCTCAGGGGGCATGTTCACGATCAGCAGATCCTGCTCGCCCCGCTCATACGTCATCCCCGGATGACGCCAATCCGGCTCGTTGCCCTCAATCAGGTCCACCACGTTCTGCATGTGCGGGAACACCCGAGCGCCCAAATACCTCTCAGAAAAATCTGAGAAAGACAGTTGCTCGCCCTGCACATGCTGCGCCCCCAGGCGCATCTGCCGGATCCGATCCGCATCCACCGCGAACTGGGCATCCGACCGCCGCCACGTCTCATACGTCGTGCGAGTCCGACCCGCCAGCTTCAGCGCATCATTGATCGTGCGGCCCTCGTTGTAATACTCAAGGAACCGCTTCTTCGCCTCAGCCGGATTATCGTTGCGCTTCCTGCCAGCACTATTCGCAGCCACCCAGGACTCCTCACCCAAATCAGGGGACACCCTGCAAGGGGGGTCACAGGCTCATATCCACAGCCTGTGGAAAACGGAACCTATATTTACTCCGGCGAGGGAGCTTGCTCCCGAGACGGAGCCAGGACAGACCTGTCCCTACAGATATAGGTCTACCTATACCTGACTGAAGTACCTATAGCGGCGCCCCCCTGAAGGGGCGCCTTTAGTAAAAGGCTCTATATGTATATCCCTGGTTTCAGGGGGGGTAGGTGGACACCTGAACAGCAAGATTTTACCTAAATGTGACGCACCTCACAGTAAATAACGGACATACAGGTACAGAACAGGCTAGATAGGAGTGGGGTCAGGGGATAATATTATATATATATAGATAGTATTCTTAACACCCTGGGGTCAGGCTGACAGGCGCAAGCGGTTGATCAAAGGCTGATCAGGGCAAGGGTTGTCATGCGGATATCACACCTAGTCCCCCTCCCACTCCCCAGGGGGGAGGGCCTGCCCTCCCGTGTGTATACATATAGGTCTGTCCTCCCCTTGATGTAGGACAGTAGAGGTGACAGGAAGCAGGGGAGACTATCCCCATCCCTAACCTACGGACCCGTAACCTACGCCACCGTAGCCTGTCTGTCTGGACCTAGTCCAGATTCTTACACACTCCAGAGCTGTGCCAGGGTTGATGTAAGCGTGACCTATCTGTTACCTGCCTATGGGGGAATTGGTATTGACAGGAGGATGGAAGTATGATTGACTGAGGTCACAACAGAAGAGAGGGACAGGCCACTAGGTCAGACTCCTACATCAAACCGGACGCCGGGGGAGTACTTAGGAAACCTTCCCAATACTGTTGACAGGTAAGTGAAAGTGTGGTAGGCTAGGCACTAGCAAGGTAAGAAGAGACTAGATGAGATGGAGGTCAGGTTATGTCCCGCGCCACTAGCGCGGGTGTGTATGGTCCGTCATGGATAGATCCAGCCAGGACTCCTAGAGTCGCGGCACGCCGCGCCTATGGTCTTCGGACGGCTTCCCATCCTGACGGTTGGGCTCCTGCCTATGTGTCCCGTCCTCGCCGTAAGCGGCGTGAGGTTGTGGACCCGTCGACGGGACTCCTGGCACCTATCGCACCCGTCGATGATGATGCTCCTGTCCGACGCTACGTCCGCTCGGACTACGCGCCGACAGGTCCCGACTACGCCGCGGAGCGACGACTTATCCAGCCGATCGTCATGGCAGACTTCTAGGAGGATGCTAACATGGCAGAGTACATCATAGAGTCTGCGACGGGTGGTACCTGGCGCTGCTGCTGCGGGAACACGGAGGACTTCGAGGGCTTCCCTCCCTACTCGGAGGGGTACGAGGTCAGGTCGGATGATCCTGATTGGAATGGGCACGACCTAGCCTGCCGACGTTGTCGCAGGGTAGTGAACGGGTGGCAGGCAATAGACGCACCAGACGGGAGTATCCGACTCCCGGTGATCGACAGGCCAGCACGCATCGTGTGGCTTGACGACTAGACGAAAGGAACACGCATCGTGGCTGACACAAAGCTGATCCACCCGACCCTAGGTTGGAGCATCGAATACCAGCAGGGCTCACGCTTGGCTGACCTGTTCGCTCCTGACGGATCGTGTCCGGACTGTGTACAGGTGAGGCCTTGGGACCACGCACGCAACCCGTCCGAGCAGGAGCCCTACACGGTTAGCGATGATGAACTACGCGCCGCACTAGATCAGTACTTGACCGACCAGGGGTTGCTCTCCCTGGCTTGATCCTAACAACGCACTAGAAACTAAAGGAGACAACGTGACA